ACCCCTTGAAAAGTCAAACTCTTTGTTAAAGAATAAACCACTATTGTCGTTATATGCTAATAGCTTATCTTCTTTTACTGCCCAATTACCATTTCCTAATTTTACTGCCATTTTATATAATTGTATAGTTGTTTGCTTCTGCTAATAGTCTAAAGGATTCGTAACCTTCGCCTGTTAGTCTTTCGAGTAAATCATTACTTAATGCTTCTTTAAATACTGCTACGGATTTTACATCTCCATAGAAGTCATTACTGCCACTGCCACCATCAAACGCTAACTCTTTAAGACCTGTCGGTGTATTACCGCTATCATCTGTTGTTCTTTGAACACCATCAATAAATATCTTAAAATCATCTTGTTTGTAAGAAAACGCTATTTTAGAAACTTGTGTAGTGTCGCTAACTGTATAAGTCATATCTGACACTAAACTTCCACCTGATGATACAAAACCTCTTACTACATTAGACGTTGAGTGATACATTAAAACAACTCTGTTTGACGTTGTACTGTCTGATATTGACATTCTACGAGCTGTACCATCATCTGCAAGTGCTGCAATCTCCGCATATAGCACACCTTCACTATCATTAAACAAGTCAGCATTACCGCTATTGTTTGCTACGTCAGCAGAGCGAGTTACTGTTGAACCGCTTGTTGGTATGTAGGACGTTGCGTAATCTCCGACCTCAGTCTGAGCACCCCATATTAAAATCTCAGTTAAAGTGCCACTATCTCGAAAATCAACACCATAAAAATTAGGTGTTCCTGTTCCTGTTGCAGAGTTTACTTCAAATCTTTGCCACTCATTTGTTACTGTAAATAAGTTGTTTGTGTTGCTATTATGTGAACATAAATTTGCTGTACCTGTGCCACTAACAGTTTTTGCCCATATAGTTCTCGCATTGTCAGCAGCGGCTACACCCACTAAAAACAATGCCGTAGCATTATTAGATGGTGCGCCATCAGTTATCTTATAAGCATTAGTGCTTCCATCAGGTGCTAAATATCCGCTTTCAACTGTAATCGTACCTGAGGTTGCCCATTGACTAAAGTCCTCTGAGTAAGTTATAAGATTAGTCCTCTGTGGCTCTAATAACAAACTGCCTGTACCATCTGTATAATCTATTCTTGGTAAGTCGGTATCGTCTGTTACTAATTTAAAAGATACATCGTCTATTGAACCTATAAAACTATTACCTCTGAATTTTAATGCATTAGTTGAACTTGCTACATAATCAAAAGAATAAGTACCATTCGCACTTACAGCATCTGAACTCCCATCAAAAGGTTGTCTTATAAATACTGACCCACTTACATAATCTTTAATAGTAAATGTAAATCTATATAAACTTCCATCAATAAAGTCATAGTCTTGTTCAAGAACATTACTTACCATTGTACCATCTCCGATAGCTTTACCATCACCCATAGACCACCCTGTACCAAACGACCAATTCTGTCCGACCTCTTTTACTGATACGTTGTCTATAAAAGAAACTTGACCATTAACATTATTTCCTCTTATATAAAACGTTGAGTTAGTTCCTGTTGTTGTTATATACCCACCATAAGTATTACCTGATATTAATGGTATAGGATTTAACACATTTGAAGTGCCATTTATATAAAATTGAGGGATTGTAGCGTTTGTTATTTGTACTGTACAAAAATAAATTTTTCCACTTTGTATTGTTAAATCAGTTCTTTTAATAAAACCCTGACTGCCAACAGTAGTAACTTTTGCCTTACCATCTTCAAGCTCTAAAATAGAGCCACTATGCGATGACCAACCATTTAAACCATCATCAAAATCTCCATTAGTAACGAGTTCACTACCTATCTGCTCAAAGTTTCCGTTTTGTACAAGCTCTCCACTTAATATCTGTACGTCCTCTACAAGCCCTTGCTCGTTTACTCTTGTAGCACTTGAACCTCTACTAAAGTCAAAGTCGCCATTGCCATCAGTAGGTATAACAGTATTTAAGCTACCATCTGAATATGCAGTAGGTGTTAAGACTATACTCGCTTTATTGTTTAAGTCTTTTAGGGTCGCATCTGTGCCATCTGAGTTCTCGTAATAATCAGAATGGTTGTATAGCTTATTGGTCGCTGCGTGGTCGTAGTACACATCGCCAAAGTCCTCAGCTTTACTTTCTCCCCAATTGCTTCTGTGATATATTTCGTTTGGCATTTAGAAACTTTTTTAATTTTGTTATATTCTTATCTTTTATTTTATATCTCAAAGTACCCATCCGTTAAACAATGAATCATTATCAGGAGATACATCAGAGTCAGAGTTGCTATTGTACTCAGGGAATAAATTGCTCTTAAAATTCATATACTCCACAAACCTACGTGTGTAATACTCTGCTGTGTTTCTTGCTTTCTGTACTAAGTAATCAACTTCTGTTCTACTCGCACTTTCAGCGTTTTCAGATGTATGCTTAAACACCCCACCATTTTTAATTTGATAAGCAGCGTAAGGAATGTAATTAACCTGCGCCCACCATATAAGCATAGGTTGAACGTAATCATTAACAAGGTTAAGATAATCCCCTGAAAGCGAACCTGCGATGATATCTGCACTAATCTTATTGTAAAGGTCTGTACCTAAATAGTTCTGCACCTCAATCTCCTGTGCTATTTTGATAAACTGTACAAACTTGTCAGTATCAACATTACCATCTATAATGCTGTTCTTAACAAGGTCTGTACGTGATATAAATAGTGCTGTTGCCATTATCCTTTATAATTTGGGTGGTGTCCGTTGTTTGGCATATCCTTTGGTGCTTTCTCTGCATCCTTATATCCTCGTGGTGTGGGTGCATAAGACTTAGGTATCTTGTTTACTTCATCGTAGTTTTGGATAACCTTTTTCATAGTCTTAGATTTTAGTCTGTATAAGACCTCTTCCCATCTATGCCCACAGTTTACTCCACCTTTAAATCTAAATAGATCGTATGCTTTTCCTTGATGCCCAAAAGACTTATTGACACCTGCGTTTGATGCTTTGTCAATGTCCTCTACACGATACACAACACCCCTGTTACTTCTGCTCATCATAATACGACAGAATTGTCTTGATTTGCCTGAGCTGTACTTTTCAGAGTATCGGTATCTTACTTTGTATAACGATTTATCTAAGTAGCTAAACCCACTCTTTTTTGAGTCTATTGATTTCTTTTCTAACTGCTCTTCCTTAGATTCAATGTGTTTTACAGCCCAATCTTCTATACTTTCGTTATCATCGCTTTTTTCTCTTGCATCAACTGCTTCCCATCGGTTTGAGATTGTTTCGCCTCTTAGTTCGTCAAGAATAATATCAAACTCCTCATCAGTTAAATCCTCTTTACTCATTTTTACACCTGTTTCTTCTTCTCGTGTCTCAGAGTCCTCTACATTGTCAAGGTCAGTAAACTCTAAAGGTTGTAAAGTCTTGAAGTATAAGTTAAGTGAGATACCATTATACGCAAGGATTTGGTCAAAGTTCTCAATAAGCAATCTTTGGAATGGTAAAATTACAGTATTTTGCATAAGAATTGTGGCGGTCTTTAGCTCGTCTGCATTGTTTCCAAGTCCTGTTTGGTCTTTAATACCCAATAGCATCGGGCTGACCACCCTGTGGGAAGTGAGCACTTTTCGACCGCTCTCAGCACTTAAAAATTCGTACTGTTGATGAGCATCAGAAAGTTGAATGGGTTGTATATCAGCAGCAGTTTCAGCGTTATCGTTAAAAGCTAAGATAAACTTACCTGCGTTGCTACTACCACTGAATTTATCGTATATACGTCTTTCAATTAGTTCTCTTTGCTCAGGATCAGGTGTACCATTGTTAAAATTAATCAACATGGACGGAGAGAGCCCTTGAAGGACATTGTTAAGATGAAAATTAGATATTTCTTGTTCCAACTCTGCGTATTGTGTGCCACCTTGATAGTCAACAGGTGAATAGTATTTAAATCCTGCTCTATAAGGTTTGATGTACATAATCTCTAAACCCTCTTTAGAAGTTCCAAAGGCAGGGATGCGTTTTAGCTCATCGCTCTTTTTGTACTTAGCCCAATCGTAGTGATAAAAGTATGCTTCTATTTCGCCTTTGTCGTTGCACTTTTCGGCTCGTAAAGTTTCAACAGGAATGTGTTCAAGTTTTACAATCTTACTTCTGTCTTTTGAGTATATGATTTGCAAAGCACATTGCCCCATCAATTTTAAGTCGGATGTTACTTTGCGAACGCAATCATGATTAAATAAAGACACCATCTGAGCGTATTGGTCAGGTTTTCTGTTGCTATCGGTAGCATCTAAACCTTTTCCGTATATCATCTCGCTTATTGCGGTAACACAAGCGTTATTAGTTGGGCTACCATTGTATAGGTCAATAAGGTGTTGAAAGTAGTTATTATCATCGCCATACGATACAAACTCTTGATTCCGTACTTCTTTTACAGCAGGGCTTGTGTAGGTGCTTAAATTAACTATCCTTAAATCGTTTTTCATAATATAATGTAATCGTTATCGTAGGTTGTATCGCTTGTGTACTCCCCATCGTTTACTGAGTAATAATTGTTCGTATCTTGGTCGATAGTTTGGTCGGTGCAAAATACTTTGTCTTTAAATATAACTCTTGAACCCTCTTTGATTGTTAAATCATAAAACCTACTCTCAGTTAAAGCAAGTGCCTGACTTAACACTAAATAGTTTTTATCAGTTGTTGTACTTACGCTATATGTAACCTCTGCATTTGTAGAATCATCACGAAGTACCATACTTACATTTGTAGCATAATTTCGTGGTACTACCTTGATTGTTTGAGCATCGGTTGATGTAGTAAGGTGTATCATACTTATATAACGTATATATTCTAAATTTTGTGTAATAAAAAAGGGGGCTTTTAAACCCCCTCATAATAAACTAAACCAAAATAAATAAACTCTTTGCTAATATACAAAAAATTATGGAGTTGGGTTAATTGGCGATGACGAATCATCAGTTGGTAGTGTTGCTACAAAGAAAGGTGGTGCTGTTTCTTGAGCAGTAAGGGTAAGTGTAAACCCACTTAAATCCCCCATAGCTGCACCTGTAACAACTGTACCCCCTGTAACTTCGCTTCCATGGTCTTTACCTACCAAAAATCCGTTACCATTGTAATCTTCGATAACGATTTGAGGTCTGCCATGGGCTAAGAGCTTAATCTGCTCTTGAGTAGCTACATCTAAAAATGTAAATGTAACATTAAGGGTTGACTCATAAAAAGTAGTGCCATTCTCTCTTGACGAGTTAATAGCAGTTTCTAATGATGAATTACCCTTGATTTCATATTTGTAAAAAGATACGCTATCATCTAAAGTGATTGTACCTGCTGTGTCTGTTAAGGCAGCTGTGGCACTTGTGTAAGGGGCAAAGTAAATGTTCTTTAGCCCACCTACACCACTCTTACATGGTAACGCTCTTCCGTTTGATACTGAACAAGGCATAATTTTTTTGTTTTAATAAAAAAGGGTAGGTAGGCACTCGGCTTACCCACCCCTTTTAAGTTAGAGAATTATTGATTACGAATAAAGAACGATATCCCCACCAATACCATGTTGCACACCTGCTGTGTAACGCATAACTACACGCACGTTCTGTGAGCCATCAAGGTCAGCCATATCGATTACTTTAACTTCGTTTCTGTCATCAAGCAATCCTGTTCCAAAGAATAGGTTGGACTTCTGAGCAGCTACTGCTGTGTTATCAGCAAGACCTTTAGCTACAAAAAGATTGATACCATCAAAAGATAGTTCTCCACCTCCGTACCATTGAGTTCCTTTGTTGTCAGAACCTGCTGCACCGATAGTAGCAACAAATCCACCCAAAGCTCTGATGTATGCACGAGCGATGTTAGAAGAAACATAGATAGTAAGGTCATCTTTTCCGTAAACAGCAGAAGGAATCGCATCAACGATTTTTCCAAGCTCTGTAATTACGTTTGTAGATGTAACTGTACCTGCGGTTACGTCATTAACGTCTGAGTCAGCAGTCAATAGAGTTTCAAAGCCATCAAAGTTACCTTCTCCTGCACTACCACTCCAAATAGAAGTTTCAGTTGCAGCAGCTACCTCAGCAGCTACACGACCGATAACGTAATCAGAGAATAATGGTGGTAACTCATCAAAAGCAGAGAATCCCATTTGGGCTGCCTCCCAATCCGAGTGCAGCTCCTTCTTGCAAAGGCTCAAATTTATTTGTAACTCAGTGGGGGTCAATACTTTCTCAGTTAGAGTTAGTGTTGATGTAGTAGAGTCAAAGTCGCAATCAGCAGAACGCACAAGGTTCGCCATAGCACCTACTTTCATAGCAGCTTTGTACTTTACATTTGGTAAAATTGTGATAGCACCTTTGTCGAGGGTATCAGCACTTAATAAAGCAGCTCCGAGGTATTTTCCTGCAAATTCCCCTGCATAGCTACTTCCTGTAATAGTTGGATTTGGCATTTTCTAAATATTTAGTTGTTGATTAATTTTTGCATTACTCGGTCAATCGTTCCTTGCTTTCTGTTTTGTGCAAATTTTAGATTGACTTGTTTTTTAGGTTCAGGGTTATGAGTGATTGCTTCGGTAGCAGGTGTTTCGGATAGTTCCTCTTTAACTTGCTCTTCCACTTCGCTCATTTCCTCTTTCTTCTCAATCATTGTTTTGATTTCCTCAACCAATGACTTTACTTCCGCTAACTCTTCTTTAGTTGCGTACTTAGCTTCCACTTCCTCTTCAGGTTCTTCAACTTCATCAGATGCTTCTACTTCCTCTTCCTCTTGGCTTTCAGATTTGATTTCGCCAATGATACCTTCTTCGCTTACAACAAGGATTTGACCATCTTCCATTGTATATTCGCCAACGGGTACGGCTACTTTCTCATCGTCTGTAAGGATAAAGATTTCATTACCTGCTTCAAACGCTTCTGCTTCAAGGACAGTTCCGTTATCGAGTTTCGCTTGTGCTAACTCTACCACTTGGGATTGCTCGATATTTTCTACAATATCAGCAGTATCTTCCCCAAGATAGGTTTTGATTTTACTTAGAATTTCTGTCGCTTTCATAACTATATAACGTGTTTAAAATTTAATTTGTATTTTCTAAAATAATCTTTGTAGTCTATCGCTAATCTCATCTACATTTTTTTGGCTTTTTTGCACCTTATCAATTAATTGCTCTAATTCATTATATCCGTCAATACTTTTTGGATTAACACCTAAATCGTCAGCAGCTCTTTTAGCTTCTTTTAATGTGTTTTCAGCAATATTAATTTTGCCATCAGTTGCTTTAACAACATTCCTGTTTGTTTTAATTTGCTGTTTTGCATTAGGTATGTTGTTTACTAAATCACTATAATACTTAACGCTTTTTTTTAAAACTCTTTCATCAATAGATATTTGAGAATTTAAAGCATTTGTTACACGCTGTATATCATCAGCAATAGCAAGTTCTACCTTTTCAGCAGACAGTTCAGTTGGTTTCTCGATAGAAACGATTTTTTGCATTACTTTTTTACTCATTGTTTTTAATTTTAAATTTTACCTATCCCTTGCGCTCTTAGTGAGCCATCACAACACTTAACGTGATATGTATTGTCCTCGCACAAACACCCTCGTCTTGATGATTTGGGGCTTGTCCTTGATGGTGTGATAAATCGTTTCAGTCGTTTAATCATTTTCCTTGACCTCTGTATTTTTTCTTATATAGCTTTGATCCTTTAACACTACTCATTTTGGTTTTAGCGTGTACACCCTTTCTGCGTACCTTTGGCTTTAATACTTTTATGTAGTCTATTCTTTTAGCCATTACAATTTAAACTTTCTTAATTTAGATATAAAAGAATCAACAGATATTATATAGTCCTCTACATCTTGAAAAGCTTTTTTAAAGTTTTTACCTACTGTCGTACTGTCTAAATCAACACCTATCTCTTTAGCTAATCTTTTGCCATCAGTATAAGCTTTATCTATTTCGTTTTGTAGTTTTTGTAATCGCTTTGATGTAGCTTCCATTTTACCTGATGCATTCAACACCTCTTGTAAAGCATCTCTACGACCATCGTTAAAAATAGATTGTGCTTTTTGCTCTATATCCTTTAATTGACTATCTAAAGCTAATTCAATCTTTTGTGGCTCTTGATTGCTAAATAGCATCTTACTTACATTCTTTTCGCTCATAATTTTTTATTTAATAGGGATACAATTAGGTACTTTTTTTCCGTTTTTCATTTTCATACCATATTGGACATATCCATCTTGGCATGGTTTTTTAAGGTTGTGCTGTTCGCAAGGCATATACCAAGTCTTACCCTCAAACTCGTGTTCGTGGTAAGATTCACAACCAATATCTTTTGCTGCTGCAATTGCTAATTCTTTTGTAGCAAACGCAAGTCTATCATCTATGATCGCCATCTCATCATTGATAACCTGAGAAGCTAAATCTAATTCGCCTAATTCTTTTAACTTGCTTTCAGCCCACCTTTTACCTGCTTTACCACCCCACAATAGATATGAGATAGTGCCACACGCCTTTGAGTCGCTTTCATCGTAGTATTCCTCAGCTCTACTTAGATACGAGTACATACGTTTAATAGTTTCTTTAGAGATGGGTTTGCCCTGTGCTAATTGCTGCGCTCGTATTTTACCTACATCAGTAGCACATTTATTGTTTACTTTCTCATTTAGTTCAATACCACGCTTAGCGTTATTCTTTACACCACTTGGATAATCAGAGTATGATTCTAACTCTTCTTTCTTACCATCTTTGTATCTACCATCTTGCTTAACAACCCTGCGAATGTATTTAAGCATATCCTGTGCTTCGTCCTCGTCAAAGTCATTGATAGGTTCTTTAGGGCGCTCCATTCGGTCAGCGAAGTACCCCTCTATCGAAAAGCCCTTAACTTTTCCTGTTTTTACAAACTGTTCCCATATCTCTTCGTTGTTGA